GATCTTCTTTCGTACGACGGCGGCGATGGAACGGCTACGGCGACAAGTACAACTGGCCCGATGTGGGAAGTTGACACTGAGTTTGAAGCTCGCTTTCCGGTTGGTGTTGGAGCGTTTGTTGCGAGCGGTGCGGTTGTTGTTCAGGGAAAGGCGACATCGACATCAATCGTTGGCGAGGACAAGCACACGCTGACGGTTCCAGAGACTCCGTTCAACGAACACACGCACGGTGTTGCTCAGTTGATTGCTCCGGCAAACGACGATTACTATCTCGTCAACAAGTCGTGGAGCGGACTTGGTTCGTACCCCACACAGATCCTTCAAGGTGCTGCTGGAAGCGGTGGTGGAGGAAGTGGACCGAACATTACGACTGGTGATATCGGAACTACCACTGCCGACAAGACCGGCAACGATACCCAGAACGCTGTCGGCCACAACAACCTTCCTCCGTTCTACGGCGTTTACTTCATCAAGCGAACCATCCGAGTCTATTACACCAAATGAAGCTAATCGTTCAGGACATTCGCTCGACAATCGCCCGTGTAGTCGGCGTCTGCGTCGATGACCCTCGCGTTTACGACTACATCAATCAGGCGTGCCGACGGCTTCTGCACAAGGGGTTGTGGGCAGGCGCGTACGGACGCTTCACCATCCATACGGTCGGAGGGTGCATCACTTGGCCGCGTCATATCGAAACCATCGAGTCTGTGGCTGATTGCTGCGGCGTCGGAACGGTTCGCAATCAATGGTTTGAGTTTCAAGAAAGCGGATACGGACTGCTCGGCGAGAACAATGGCGGGTGCGTCGGCAAGCAGCTTGTGGATCGTGGCACCGTCGTTTCTTACCGCGACATGTCCGGCGAGACGAATAGCTTCATCCGAGTCTATCCCGGTGACGCTTCTGATGTCGGCAAGACCATTACCCTGCAAGGTGTCGATCAAAACGGGCAATGGATTCGCACACTGTCTGGTGGCGTATGGATCGACGGTGAGAAGCTGACCCTCGCGTTGCCGTACGTTCAATCGACCAAGAAGTTCATATCGCTGACCGGCGTCATTCGTCAGGCAACCAACACGTCGAGCCGGTTGTACGAGTACAATGCGACGACATTGCTGGAGCTTGATCTGGCAGTTTACGACCCTGATGAAACTTTGCCGCAGTACCGCCGCAGTTACCTGACGGATCGTTGTAACAACGACGAGGATAAGCCGGTGACGGTCATGGCGAAGATGCGCCATATCAACGCGACGAGCGTCAATGACTACCTCATTCCGCCGAGTCCCGATGCCATCAAGCTGATGGTCATGGCGATTCGCAAGGAGGAGAACGATTTGATTCAGGAAGCAGTGGCCTACGAAGCAAAGGCTGTTCAGGCTGTGCAAGAGCAGACCATGCAGTACCTAGGCGACGCAGTTGCTACGATCCGTATGGTCGGTGTCGGACTAAACGGCGGTGGATTCTCCCAATGGTTCTAAAACTCAACATCGACTTTGCGCTGGAAGAGGTGACTCCTGAGAAACTGGAGTTGCTTCAGGCTGTCTTTGACGCGCATGACATGGCGGCTAGGAACAATCAGAACGCTAGTTCTGGCGCTGCGGTAAACGCTTTCTTTGGTAGCGCGCAACTAACCAACGCAATCGCTTCCGCTATCCTCACGCTTGGCGATGCTCATGGTCCGATTGGTCCTGCTCGATTCGTTTACGAGAAATTCGACGAGCGATCTTTGAAGTCGGCCATATTGTCTGGCATGAAGATTCCCGGTTTCGGGAACTCGTTCTTCAAGGACAGCATCGACCCAGCATGGAGTCGGGTGCGCGAGATTATTGAGGTGGACTTCAAGAAGGCGAACGACCGCATCAATCAGCTTCATGGCTGGATGAAAGAAGTTGGAAAAGACGTTCACCCAAATGCGGCTCTTTACAGCGCAGTAATTTGCAACGAACTAGGAATGATTCACGGTTCAGAGTCAGCCATCTTCGTGTTAGCTCGAACAGCGGCTTGGACATCTTTGTGCATGAAAAATGAACGGTAAACTCTTTCAAATCTGCGGGTTGCCACGATTCGGATCGGCATTCATGTCGGTCCTTTTCTCGTTGGAGGGTGATTGCATTGGCCTACATGAGCAGGGTGCGACTGACTCAAACTGGCAGAAGTCGATTGAAGATTACCGGAACCGTTACAAGTACGTCGCCGACTGTTCGACCTACGGATATCTTCCGAAGGCTATCGTGCATGACTCGGTCAAGGTGTACGTCAAGAAGGACGCGGAATCGTCTGCCAAAGAATGCACCGAGCGATTCGGTTACGAGGTTCATCTGCCATCAATTCAGATGCTTCGCGAGTATGCTGACAAATGGGCGGCGTCGAACAGCGTGATGACAATCGGAGAAGGGGAACTTTTTAAGGTGGATACTTTACGTCGGATATGGATTCATTGCTTTCATAACGAGCGAGCTTTTCCCGAGGAGAAAGCTGCACGTCTGATTACCATGAACATCCAACGTCACGAACCCGAAAAGGTCTTCTCGATTGAGAATGGAAATCGTTTTGCGAAGGAGGTTTTTTAATTTATGGGACTCATAGCAGCAGGCGCTGGTGCAGCATTGATGATCGGTGGAGCGGCAATGTCTGCCGGTAAAAAGGTCAAAGTACCGCAATTTCAGAGGGTAAACACCGAGAAGGAGCAAGAGGCAGCGATAAAGCAAAATATTGCGTCGCTTCAAAGTGGCACTGAATTGGCCACCAAGACGACCGCTGCTGAGCAGACTCTTCTTGAGTCTCAGCTTCGTCGTGCGATTCCCGGTTACGATCAGCTTATTGCTCAGGCTGGAAAGACTATTGGCTCAAGATTGCGTGGCGAGGTTGATCAAGATGTTCAATCGCAGCTTCAACGAGCTGTCGCTGGTCGGGCGGTTGGTGGAGGATTCAAAGAGTCAGAAGGCATTCGAACAAATTTGCTCGCTCGCGACTTTGGTCTGACAGCGATGCAGATTCAGAATCAAGGTCTTGCTCAGGCGCAGAACTTTATCCAGCAGCAGCGTACGATGGGCATGGCGCAACCCTTCTCGGTGAGCAGCATGTTCATCACGCCGACTCAGCGGATAAATCTTTCGCTGCAAGAGAATCAGTTCCAGTACCAGCGAGACATGGCTGCTGCTCAAGTTGCTGCTCAACCTGATCCTATGATGGCCGCTATCGGCGGTTCGTTGTCGAACATTGGCGGAATGGCGTTTGGTAGTGGAATGGGCGGCATGATGGGCGGCGGCGGCGGCGGTGGACAAGGGGGCGGCGGTGGTGGTGGATTTACCATAAACATGGGCGGAGGCGGGTATGGAGTTGGAGGTGGTGGTGGTGGCTACTATCCTCAAGGACGTAGTTCGGGTTACAACCCATACGGCCAAAATCCATACGGTGGATATAATGGCATATAAATAGAAACATTATGGATCTACAACCTAATCGAAATGTTGGTCTTGAGAATCAGCTTCAGGCCATCCAGCTAGGCGCAAGCCTCTACGACCGTGCACAGACGCAGAAGCGGATGATGGAGCAATTGCAGGTGCAGACGGCGGAGTCGCTGATCCAACGGCAGGGTATGGAGCTTCAGAATAAGATTCGCGAAGATTCACTTGCTGAAGCAATTGGAGAACGGAAAGCGCAGGTTGATGAGTACAACACGTTCTCGACTCTTGGTAAGCAGGTTTCGGATTATCTGAGCAACACTAAACCGGGCGCAGTATTTCCAGTTGTTCCGCCATTTAAGTCTAAAACGTACAGGGCTGAGGCGGACAAGATGATGAACAACCTTGAGAAGTATTCCCCTCGGGCCGAGTTGTTAAAAACTCAAGAGAAAGCAAGAAACGGAGCAATAGCTAATCAAACTGCTATCTTAAAAGAAGCGATGCAAATTCCCGGCGCAGTTGACATTAATCCACAAACAGAAGAGCCAACAATAAACTGGACAGTTTTTAATGCGGGAAGAAAACAGGTATTTGATGCTTCGGTTCAAAAAACCCAAGCTCAGACGGGTTCAATTGTTGGTAATCTTCAGCTTTCTAGGGACAAGCTAAATGCGTTAATTGCAAATAACGCAAGCGATGCAGAGATTGCAATGGCAAGACTTGCTGTTGATAAATCTTTTAAAGAAGCAAGGGTTAAACTTGATGAAGAGGAGTTCGGGTTCAATAAACAATTCAAAACTACAGAACTTGGAATTAATCAACAGAGAGTAGATATTGCAAAAAACAATCTACTTCGACTTGAGCAAGAGGGTAAAGATAAGAAAGCCATTGAAGAGGCTAGAATGATCTATCGCGATGCGTTAGATAGCAAGAAGCTAGAACTTGAAAACAAAAAGTTTGATGCTACCAAGGGTGTTCAACTTGAAAAACTTGAACAAGGAAAAACAAGGTTGCAGCAAAATCAGCAGCGAATTGATGCTTACAAGCAGAAGCTGCTTCAACCTGTAAAAGCAGGGGAAATCAAACTTAATTCTGTTGATGATAGAATGGTAAAGAAATTTGCCGATGATATCTCAAACAAACAGGGAACATCTGATGCGATTGGTTATGAAATTTCAATTTTAGAAGATCCAACTATTGACGATTATGTTAAAAGAGCGTCAGCTCAAAACATATTGAAAGTATTAAACAGCGCAGAAGGAAAAGATGCTGTTGGGGTTGAGGAGGCAAAACGTCTTGGCCAGTTTCTTGAATTTCAAATAAACCCAATCAGGGCAATTTCAACTGGAAGAGCGTTTGGAACGGATATGCCTCGATTTATAGAGCAGATTTCAATTAAGAAAGGCGAGCTTGATACGCGTGTTGATCAAAGCATGGTTCGCATAAACGATATTTACAAAAAATATGGAAAAGAGATTCCTGCTGGAACGTCTCAAACGCCTTCAAGAGGATCGTTAATGACAGCTCCTGCTCCTCAAACGATGCGCTCCACAAACGCCCCTGCAATGTCGCAAACAAACTCGCCGAGCATGTCTCCGACAAACGCTCTGGCAATGTCTGGAACGAATTCGATGTCAGAAATATCATTTGAATCAACGGCTGAAGCTAGGGCAAAAGGAAAGAAAACTGGTGACTTTGTAATCATTAAGGGCGTTAAGGGGAATCTAAAATAATTTTATGGACGAATACGTTTTGCAGGGGGATGGCCAACAAGGTCAGATGGATGCCGGTCAGCCGTTGACTGCTGCTGATGTTACTTTTAGTGAACCCGCTCAAAATCAGCAACAGCCGCAACCAGTCGCACAAGAGGATGCTTTTGCTGGGTTTACTCCGAGCGAACCCATAACTAATGAATCAGACCCATTTGCTGGGTTTACTCCGAGTGAACCTAAAATTGGTTCAATGGAAGCTGTCCAGCAAGCTGCTAGTCAGGCTTCGCTTGTTGGGCGTGATACGTTCAGGCCAAAGAGTCTTTTGGTTCAGCAGGCTGACCTTTACCTTGGCCGCCCTAGCGCGGAAAAATTTCAGAAACTTGAGGCCACTGGATTCAATCCAGAGCCAGCAATCGAACTTTCCGATGCAGAGCAGAAGCTTTTTAGAGACTATAGGATTCGACAAGGTAGAAGGACTGCTGCAAACGTGGTGGGTCTTGTTGGCGGAATCGGTACGGCATTTCTTCCCGGCGGACAGTCCGTTGCCGGTGAAATGATTGGCGGCTTTGGCTCTGCATTGCTTGCTCAAGCTATCTCTCCAGATCCGTTTGATACTCAAGAAGCTGCATCTCAAGCAATACCGCTTCTTTCGCGTTCTAAAAAAGCAAGAGAAGGCGCTGGGTTTTTAGAATGGCTTCGCACCACTGAAACTGGAGTAGGCCAGCAATCTACAAGAACGAAACAGGCTCTTAAAGAAATCATCGCTGGAGCAGGAACTGGAGGGTTGCAGGGTTTTGCGTCAACGCTAGGAGATGAGTCTGGAAAAACGCAAGAAGTGCTGAAACAAGCAGCGCTTGGAGGGCTTTTGCTTCCTACTTTTTCATCTGGAGGAAGAGCCGTCAGCGCGGCGTTGAGGTCATCTGGAAAAACAGAAGGATTTTTAGGCCGTTTTGTTGGAGAGCTTGAAAGGCCATACGCTCAACAGTTTTTGCAAGAAAGAGCAGATTTTATTCGAAGAGAAATTGGACCCGGAGGAGGAATTGACCCAGCAATGGCAGAGCAATTGGCCAACACTCTTTATTCCCCCCAAAGGTCTGGTAGTCGCCCAGAGGACATTCGCGCTTGGCAGGGAAACATCACCGATTTCCTTCAAAATTCTATCAGGACTGGAAACGCAAACGGACTAAGCGGAGATGAGCTTACTCAGCAAATTGTTAAAGCTCTTGAGAGTGTAACAGAAACAAAAAATATAGACCAAAACCTTGTCAGCGGAATTGTGTTGAATGCCGAACAATTGATCGGAGATGCAAAGAAAAAAGCAAGTGAAGCTTTTGTTGGAAAAAACGCAGATCTTCTTGGCGCTGCTCTTAGGTCTGAAGGAGATTTACAGCTTAATTCTCAATATCTATTTCGTGAAATACTAAGTTTAAACGAACAGAGAAAATTGATTTCTGTAAACGACCCAGTTTCAATTGAAAGGATCGACAACGATATTGCTTACAAGCGAAAGCAAATTGACGACATTGAAAACGGATTTGATCCTCAGTTTGGATACGGAAAACCTGCCACACAGTTTGGAACCGGAAAAGAATCTGGAGAGTATGCGAATGTTCTTTACAAAGAATTTCAAGCTGCTCAAGAAAAAGGTTATGATCTTTTAGAGCCTAAACTTAAATCAATATCTGTTGATGTTCCAAAAGTTGATAAAGATGGAAAACCAGTCAAAGGTGATGACGGAAATCAAATCATTGAAACCTTTACGCTTAAAGATTTAAAAGAACAAAGAACAAAAATATTTAAAAAAATAGATTTTGACAAAAAAGTTCAACAAGCTGATTACGAAGATTTTCTAGAGCTTGAACGTATTGAAAAAGTAATGGAGAAGGGTCTTAATACAGATCCTAAATTTAAGGCTGATTTTAAAGCTCAAAGCGCTTCATATCACGAAGGCATAACTAGGTTCAAGGGGGCTATTATCTCTAAGCTTATGAGAGATGTTGGAGAAGGAGGAGGAAGCCCTGAAGTTGTTCTTAGTATTCTTGGCGAGCGTGGCGGCGAAGCCTTGGAGGTAATGAAGAAGTTGGCGGCTGAAGAATGGGAGCCTACGTTCAAGCCTTTGATTTCCGAATTTGTTTACAACAAGCTTCGAACCATAGGTCAAAAACCGGAAGAGCTTTTATCTTTGTTAACGGAGGCAAAAATGGGAAAAGGCTCTAAATTGACAAAAGAAGTTGCCGATGAGTTTTTTCCGCAGTTGTCTCAAATCCAAGATGTTGCAAGCAAGTACCGTGGACTTGTAGATCAACAAGCAAATTTGATTTCAAAGAAAAATGATCTGGTTACAAAGTCTGAAGATTTGTTATCAAAAATTGATGAAGGGCAAACAGAAGCTGCCAGTCTTTATCGAGAAAACGAGAAAAGACTAACCGAAGTTAGATCTGAAATTGAAAAGCTTAGAACGTCAAAACTAGTCTTTGACCCCGAAACGAATGAAATGATTAAGACTCTTTCTGACCTGAAAAGCGCTGTAAGAGGTGAAAAAATTGTAAATTTGGACGAAGAAAAGCTTAAGGCAATTTTGTCGAATCCTAATGCGGCAAACTTGACTAAAGATCTTAATATCTACGTTCAAGAAATGGCAAAAGAA